GAACGTAGTGCCTGATATTTTGTGGTTCGGGTGCGTTGTTAGTCTCGGCAGAAAATTGGTATTCGTGACTGTAATTCCCGGGGAAAAAATAACAGTACACGGCTCCGAACGATCAAATTCTATCGCACTGGTTAGAGTGACATTGGTATCAAAAGTGATGTTGCTGGATTCATCAAAAGCAGCCTGCACAGCATCCTGATCGGACAGCCCCTGATTTTTGTAATAACTGATCGCAACAAGGGGTTTATTACCCAGTTTTGCAACCAGGGAAGTCCCTTCGCCTGAACTCAGGTTTTGGCGAATTACAGCATCCGACGTATACGCCCAGCATCCGGCACCAATTCCGCCCGTCCCTTGCGGCGTGCTGCCCGCCAGAACCGTTTTCGGAAACTCCCCTGTCCACACCAGGCGATAACTGTCGAACAGGATTTCTTCACGCGGCGATTCCAGGGTCGCGCCCTCGGCGAACGTCTTTACCGCACTGACTTTTTCGGCGATCGATTCATCCGCTGTGTCGGCCTGGTCTTTAAGATACCGCGTACGGTTTGCCAGGCTTTTCAGTGGGCGGTTCGCTGGGCCATCCAGTCCCCCGGCGACGCGCTCGCTCCGGGAGATCAGCTCAATCTCTTCTTCCCACGATGAGGACTCTGGAAGTCTGGTCATACTCTTACCCGTAATTAAAATTGCCATCGTGAAAAATCACGCCGTTGTAAGTAATGTTCTCTTCCGGCTCAAAATCCTCCGGATAGATGCTGATGATGTCGCCGCCACATAGCGTGGATCCGGCCCAGATATCCCCCGTCAGCTTAACGGCGATATTGAGCTGGGCGGCATGCCTGCTGACTGGTTTTGCGTCGTCAATCAGGCGATTCAGTTCGGCCAGCGTCTTTTGTGTCAGGCCGACCTCATTGATATCGACTTCAAGGCGGAATGTTCCCGGTTCGTCACCGACCTCAAACCACTCCGCGAACGTCGCTGAAAAGCCCATGTCCTCAATGACGCGCCGCACCGCGGCACGCGTACCTTTGCGCCGGTGCAGCCAGTAGGAGCGCTGAATAGCGGCAACCTTTCTCTCTGCCGGCCAGCCCTTATCCCACCTGTCAACTGACAACGCCCAGGCCAGATACGGCAGCAGATCAACGGGGCAAGCGGTCGGCGTCCACAGTGTGCGAAGTGCAACGGTGATCGCCGACAGCCTGGCCATGCCGGCTTCGGTGTGGCGAAGCCAGTCCCTGGAGGACGGCGGCAGCAGAGAGTTACTCATCGGTGCCGCCGTTTTCCACGTTGTATCCGGTATTGCGTGCCACCTGCGTGTTATCGATCTGCAAATCGCTTTCCGGTGAATTGATCACCACGCGCTGCACTCCCTGAACGTGCAGCGCCGCCGAAATCGCTGAACGCACCACATCACGGCCAATTTTTTTATCAGCATTCGCCAGAAAGGTTTGCAGCGAGGCCAGTGCGGCGTTAATGATGGGCTCCGATTCCGGTCCCGGATACAGGTACAGGGTGGCATCAATCGCATACTCAATAATCTCGGCGGCCTGCACCGTCACGCGATCGCTCAGCGGACGCGTATCTTCATCGTTGACTGCGGCCTGAACCGTCGCGATCAGTTCGGCTGATGGCGTGCCGTCACCATCGCTGGAGAGGATGGCAATCACCACCTCGGCCGGTGCCGGGCTGGTTGCACGTACGGCAGCAACCTTGCCGCTGGCGCTGCGGGCGAAATACTCATAGGCCGCCGACGGCCCGGCCACACTCATCCCCTCAAACGCGGCTTGCGCACGCAGGCGCAGCGCCTCGTCGCTTTCCGTTACTGCGTCAGTGGTGTCGGTTGCCTCTGTGATAACCAGGCGCTCCGTGTCCAGATTGGCAGCAATATTGTCCAGATCGTCGCCGGTCGCATGACTGAGCATGCAGGCTGCTGCACCCTCATTGATACGCTGGCGCAACAACAGCTCACGGTACGCCACTGCCTGAGCAATAATATTTAGCGGCTCCGACTCCAGTTCTGTCGCTGCCGCGACAGCTGCCTGCTGCTCCTCCGGGAATGCCGCCACCATCGCCGCTTTTACCTCAATGAGGATGGTCTCGAAGTCCAGCTCCTCGATAATGGTCGGCGATGGTAACTGCGACAGGTCAATCGTTGGCATCGGTCGCGCTCCCTAAGGTCACCGCGCGGGTGCTTTTTTCCATGGTCTCGGTCAGCATGCCGGACAGCTCAGCGGTCACGGCACCACTGGCGGAGTACGTCACATTGATGGTGTCCAGGGCAATGCGTGGCTCCCATGCTGCCAAGGCGATCACCGCCGCGCTCATCAGTTGCAGGCGGGTCACGTCGTTTTGCGGGCTGTCGATAAGGTCAGGACACAGCGAGCCGTAGTTACGGCGCATCAGGCGACTGCCGACCGGCGTCAGCAGAATGTCGTTAACCGACTGCCACACATGATCCTCGTCGGTCAGGGTGCCGGTGCCGGCCGCGTTCATACCGCGATAGCGTTCTGTCATTTTGTGCCCACCGTCCAGTCGCCGCCGCGCTCAACCTCGCCGTGATTGTGGTCATCCACCTGCACGCCGTTAGAGGTGAATGCCCCGCCGGTGTGGGTGATATCGCCATGCATCTCACCGCCTTCGGTGACGTTCAGATTTTTGGTGGTCAGTAGTCTGGTACACTCCACCTCCGGCGTGTCCAGCGTGATTTTGACTGACGCCTCAACCACGGCGGATTTAATACCCTTCACCTGCAATGCGCCCACCTCCGCGTCATAGCGAAACTTCGCCCCGTCCGGTGCTGTCACTACCATCTCGTTACGCGATGCGCCCGGAGCCGGGTTGTCGTCGCTGTACAAACTCCCGCCGATAAAGGCAACGTCGGTATTGCCGCCCAGACACAGAAACCAGACCTGTTCGCCAATGGATGGCGGTACCCAGACCTTAAACGCCCCGGCGCGCTGCGCGTTCCAGCGCATCCAGTTGGGGTTTAGTCCGCCGCTCTGTACCCGCACGCGCCAGTTTTCCTCGTCGATCTCCGTCACTGTGCCGGTGCGCACAACGTTCTCCAGCAGGCGGATCAGCTCGGCAATCTCCATCAGCGTACCCCCAGCGAGTCGATCACCTGGCGGGCTATCGCCATGCGGTCGGCCTTGCTCAGCCCCAGCAGCTCTCGACGCGGATAGGTTGCCATCGCAACGCTGCTGTTGATTTTGTCTCGCAGGCCGAACTGATGGACGCGGGCGATACGTGCGGCCACGCCAGAAAAGCCCACCTCTGCGCCGTCTGGTGTGGCACTGGCCTTGAGAAAGCGAGCGGTACGCAGACGGCGAAACATTTGCTCTCGTTTGGTGGTGTTCCGACTGGCTGGCCGGAAGCTGATATCGAGGTAACGTTCAATATCTTCGCGATAGAACGAGCGCATATTCCCTCTGTCGATATCAAAGCCGGTCAGCATGCGCCCGTGGCGTCCGCGAGTGGCTCGCCAGTTGCGCAGTTGGCGGGTTTCCCCCTGCCAGATAAAACGCATACCCGCCTGCGCGCGCAGTATCCGCTGCTTGCGTTGCGGGTACTTCGATCCGTCCGGCGCCTCTTGCCTGCCGATGCGCTGGCTCTGACTCCGGCGTAGCGTGGTGCCGATACTGCGGGCGGTACGCTGGCGCCCGGCCGGAGACATGCCCGACAGGATGGTCGCAAATACCTCGTCAAGCTGCTGAAACAGTGCGTCGTTATTGCTCATGCCAGCGCGCCTCCGGACTCCGGATCAAATACCATCTCCCACCCGCCACCGTTGAAACGTGGGCGCGACTCGGCCAGATGCTCCGCCTTTGGTGTGCCGCTTTCGCTGGTCACCATGACGCGCTCCCAGACCGGGACCTTAAACAGAATGTCGGCGACGTCGTCATTGACGATCTCGGCGTCAAATTCCACCTTGCGGTTATTGTCGGGATTCAGCAGCAGGTCGGGCTGCTGCTGCCAGGCCCACGCCAGCAGCGGCAGCATCAGATCATCGATCTGGCCGGGGAAATCCATCGCCAGCACCTGAATGGTGTAGTGGTACATGAACGACGCTTCGCCGGTCGCCTCGATCTGGATATGGCCTTCCTCCACCCAAACCGTAATTTGTTCCGGGTTGGCTTTGCACCAGGTGTTACCGGCAGTCAGGGCAGCACGTAGTAGTTCAGCTTTAATCACTTTATCCCCCTGGCGATACGCCGTAGTTCCAGCTCACGGATCCCCGCCTTATCGGCGTTGCAGGTATCCAGCGCGTCAAGTAATGAATCCGTCCAGACGGCAAGTCCACCCCACGTCATCGGCCTGGCTGGCGGCGGCGGAACGTCAGTTTTTGCCGTCAGACTTTCGGGCAAGGGCTCCTGAATAATCTGCGGCGGCGACCTCTTCGGCTCGCTGGTACAGGCTGTCAGCGCCAGCAGCAGGCACAGGAGCAACGGCGCAGCCGTTACCGGCCAGTGCGGTTTTGATGTTTTCACGTCGGTGCTCTCCCGTTGCGGTGCGCTGCTGGTTGAGTTTCTTCAGCCCGGCTTCCACCTGGCTGACGTCCTGGCGTAGCGCCCTGACCTCGGTCAGCACGTCGCCGGTCTGTTTCAGTTGTTCCCGGGTGTCGGTCAGTGTTCTCTCTGCCTGTTCGCGCTTGTGGCTTTGCCACGCAAGACCGCTGACGGCGGCAATCAGCAGGATAAACATCACGATGGCAAGAATGGCGGCCGCTTTCATTTCGCCCCCTTCAGTG